GTATCATGTCAGCCATGCCGTCACCAGCACCCTCTACCATACCATCTCCTTCTTGTTGACCAGTTGGTATATCTCCAGCTTGAACTCTTTGCATGAGATCTTGTAAAGCCTCTTGACCAAACTCTGCTATAAATTGACCTAATATAACCTTTTGTTGATCTGGGTCTTGTATTTCGCCTTGCATGACATCTATGGCGCTACTTATTAGCTCTTTATCATTCATACCACCTTCGGTCATACCACCAAGCCCCATATCCATAGGTGTTATGTCACTTTCCACTTCACCACCTTCTGCATAATTTTTAGCTATTCTGTAATTAAATTCTCCTTCTTTGCCTGCATCATATCCCATTTCAGGAAAAACTGATGTGTTCTTTATTGGCATACCTCTTGGCATTTCTTCATCTTCTTTTGGCTTTTGATATTCTGGCATCTGCATTGAGTCTGCCATCATACCGCCTAACCCAGCGCCTATTGCTTCTGGTCTAGTTAACATATCAGTAAAGCCCGGTGTAACAGCTTGTTGACCCGCTATGGTTCCTAGAGAACTAGCATCCATACCTGCAGGTAAACCTTCTATTCCTGCATACATTTTACCTGCTATATTTGGATTTCCTGTACCAAATGTTGGTGCAGCTGGATTTGTACCAAATGCACTAGATCCTCCGCCACCAAGTTGACCACCTAGGTAACCACCAAGACCTCCTAAAGCAGCGCCTCTCAAAGCGTCTTGTGTATCACCACCTTGTAACAGCGAGCCTATACCACCGCCTATGGCACTTGCCACCATAGGGCTAAAGCCTAGAGGTCCTAATATAGCTGGTGCAGCTAAACTAAATATTGTTCCTATCATGCTACGCTCCTACTGCTTTCATTCTGTTTATTAATCTTTCTGCTCTGTTAGGTACTTGTGTTCTCCACTTTGACTGATGCATCTGCATTGATGCCTCTTCCCAGTTACTTTCAGTTATAGCTTTCTTTAGTTTACTAAATTTTGAGAGCCTTGTGTACCCCAGATTATACATCATATTGCATAATATTAATTTTACTTCTTCTGGTAACTTGTAAAAATCTTTATATAACTTTTCGCAATCTTCTATAGTTCCTTGTATATCTTCATTAAAACAAGTATTTACACGCTTTCTGCTCACCGGTGTACCAACAGGCATACCATGTTCTGGATCTGTCTTTTTTATAAGGTGACCAATTCCTAGCGTAGGTAATTTTAAATGATCGAGGTATATTTCATTTACATTTCCCTCATCTGCTTCTATTTCTAATCTTAATTGCTCAATATCCACGACTATCTCCTTTGGTTTCTTTTAACACATTGCACATGTTTGTAATAAAAATAATTGCCTATCTTATTAAAAAACTTTGATAATCTTAACCATGTCCAAATCATTTCTTGTTAGCTTTCCTAATACTTTCTTTGCCTTTTTTAAATATACTGGCTACATCCGCCTTACCCATAACTTTTGCTCTTTGCTCTCCAACAGTCAAGATTTGTATCTTTCTTGCAAAAGGTTTGCTAACTTTCTTAACTTTAGCAACTGTAGCCCTTGCATCTGCAGGTGTTGCAAACTTAATACCCACTGTATCTTTTGGATTCTCATCTGTATATAAACGTCTACCAGAACCTTTTGGCTTTTTACCTGTTCCTACTTTTGGATCTTTTTTCTTTGCCATTTTTCTTCTTATCCTAAAAAGTCTATCTGACATTATTTTTTCTTAACTGTCTGCTTTGCTCTTTTAAAATTCTTTTTAGTAGGCGCTCCCTTTGCACCTGCTTTACGCATCTTCTCACCACTACCAGCGGCTATTCTTCTTCTCTTGGCTTGTATATTTCTATATAAACTCATTTTTTTCTCCGCACTTTACAAATAGGACAAAAATCACCATCTGGTAATTCAAATCCACATTCTGGACATTTACTTAAGTCTATCATTTTGTTAAACCTTTTTGCTTTTCATATGTCCTAAGTCCTCCGATTCCGAGCATGCCGCCAAGAACCGTTAAAAGTGTACCCATATCAAATTCCGGCAATTCTGGTAATGTTGCACCTGCAAATGATGCACCAAATATAATTAGATCTTTAAGTATAAAATGATAAGCAAAAGCAATCGCGCACACCCATCCAACAGCTGGGCGCCATCCGCCTTTGAATATAGAGCCACTTGCAGCTTCTGCTTTGTTTATTTCTAACTGGGCAAGTAGAGCCTCCTGCGCATGTCTTTCAGACATAGTAGCTATTTCGTGTGCCAACTTAGCCTTTTGATCTGCGTCAGGTATAAACTTATCTAGCAGCCCTGTAACTGGTCCTATCAAAGCCTGTAACATTAATATACCCTCACTTTCTCTTCATTTACTAATGGTACAAGTTTACAAATACAATCATAAACCTGTGTTTTACCTTTCATATCATACTCTTGCTTACTTAAATATCTAGAAAAAGTAACGCAATCTGCAGCTGATCGAAAGTATATTTGTCCATCTGCAACTCCATTTAAATAACATGCCAACATAAATGCTGTCACTACAAAACACTCTGTGGTGTTCTGAATATTGATAACTCTTGAATACTAACTACAACATGTAATCTATTTGCAGTTGCTGCAGTTGCTTTTAGTATTTCTCCACTTTGTAAAACTAAGTCTCTAGTTAATAGTTCTATACTTGTATTAGCTGCAACAGCTTTTACTTTAAACAAACTAAACACATCACTGCCACTGGTAATAGTAAGTGTAATTGTATCTGCATTACCACTATCTTCTGATACTATTATAGAGCTTATAACAGATGCATTAAAGTCAGCCCCTGTTGGTACAGTGTAGACTGTTGTGGCATCAGTTGTCGTTAAATCAACTTTGGCATTTGTTAAACCTTGTACATATTGTGGAATACTTGTTATTAACATTATCTTCTTCCGTCTTGTACTACATTGACCATTGGTGTTCCTAATTTAAATTTAGTGCCAAGTGTTGTTGACTCTACTCTTAATGCAAATGTTCTACCCCTAACTCTAAAATCTAACTTTTGTGTGTAAGCCTCAACAGGACTTGTGGCTGATCTTTCTGAAGACTTTGCATCTGATGTTTGTGTAAAACCAGAGCCTGAGTGAGTTCTTGCTTTAACTGTAAAATTCACACTAGGATTAGTTGCAGTTGATCCTGCAAAATTTACATCAGGTATTATAGTGCTTAATGATGCAAATCTTTCTCCTTGACCTAAAGCCATAGGAGCAGATTCAACAAATGCTGTCATAGCACTGCCGTCATCATCAAATCCTACTTCGTGATTGTATAATAAAGCAGAACCTGTTGCTATAGGAAGAGATCTTATTCCTCTATCCAACCAAGCATCTCTTGGCAATGTACCGTTATACCAAACTTGTTCTTGCACATTATATATTACATAAGCATCAGTTTCTACCTGATTTGCTGTAGGATAAAACCAAATAATCTCATTAAATTCAGAATTTACACCTACATGTACTTTATCTTTTTCTGCTATGTTAATGTCTAAAAATACTTTGTCTTTTATTGTACATGGCAACTGTGATGTTTGACCTCCGGTATACACATAAAATGTATCAACACCCATCCAATATACCGCATCGCCATTAGTAATAGCTGAAAAAGGACTCATTATTGTTATATTTTTAGAAAGTTCTTGTGTACCGAATGTAAAAGGCGGTCCAATATATTTCATAGAATGTAATGTTTTATTAGTAAAAACTAATATTTCCTGTTTAGTTTCAACTGCCTGCACAAATGTAGAGCCTCCACCTAAACGTAAATCACCTGCTGTGTTTCTTGTTGTTGGAAACCAATCAATAGGATTTTCTTGACTGCTAAATCTAATTAACAAAGGGTCTTGTACTCCATCACCCTGTGTTGCTGTTGCTGTCGCACCTAATCCGTCAGCACCAAAAGCTATAACATGCCTATCTCTATCAGAGACCATAATCTGTTTTGCGATCTGTGGTACACTTGTTTTAGTTCCGCTAATTGTGCTTAACTCAACTGCTCTTGCACCTAAACCATTGGTTCTATCCCAATAAAATATACCATTATTAATAGCATTAATTATTAAATCTTCTCCAAAATTATCATGTGACCACAATCTTATTTGATTACCAGAAACTGTCACTGATGCAGAACTACCCCATCCAACAAAATCATCTGTGGTTATAGCGTTACCTACCGCTAATCTAACAGTAGTATCATCATCATGTGCTACTGCCGTTGTGCCACTGTGACCTCTTGTTACATTTAAAGTATTATCATCTGTATCTCCAGCTACAAGCATAAGCTCTTCACCAACAAGTATAACATCTCCCGCTGTCGTAATTCCTGTTTCATCATCTACATCAATAGCAGTCTCGCTATCATCTAATGCTTCATTTAATTGCGTTGTTAAAGCTCCATTAGTTAAACCACCAAATTGTCCTGCCCCCCATCCGGTGCCTCCTACAGTAGTGTCTGTGCCTGTATTAATTTGAAATGCAGCAGTAACACTTCCGGAACTCTTTGCTGCTCCAGTAGCCGCAGAACCAGCATTAGAGCCTATATTAATAGTAAACTTACTTGCATCGGTAACTGAAACAATTTGATGCTCTGTATTAAATAAACTTGCTGCAAGTCCACCTAAAGCTGTATCTGCATTAGATATAGTTACAAAATCATTAGCATTAGCTCCATGATTTGTTAAATTTACTGTAACTACAGCAGAACCATTAACTGTAGTAAATGTAATGCCGCTTGTTATAGTAGATCTAATTGGAGTTATATCGTTAAATGTTGTGCCTTCTTCGATATAGTATTTTAAATGTGTTCCAACACCTAAATAATTAGAACCATCTAAAGCTATCCAGTTATGCAGTCTTCTAGCTTTACCTTGATATGTATTAGAGCTAACCTTTGCCCATCCACCAATTTTTTCTGGAAAACCAAACCTAAATCTAATCTTGTCTCCATCAATAAAACCTCCTTCATTACTATAAGCGGTTATATCTGATGATATTCCTGATTTAAATTGTAATTTACTTAAGGGCATAAGCTATCCTTTATTGAGCATTACTCATTACATAAAATCCATCAGGATCAAAAGAACTTCTTGCTGAATTTTCTGAAGCACTTGGTCTAAAAGATTTTACTAATATAGTATCTGCTGCCTGTGTATCTACAGTTAACTCACCTATGTTTCTGTTTGTTCCGTCATCATCAAAAGTAGTTGCTGATACTGCATAATTTGCATCAGAATAATCTGTAGCAATGGCAATAGTAAAGTCTCCTGTTCCAGAATCTGTTATTCCACTAGTATTTACAGAAGCTGTTATAGCTGGGTTTCCTCCAGAAACAGTTACTTTAGCACTCATCCCTATAACCGCAACACTTCCTGCTAGTTTTGCAGTAGTTATTTGGTTATCGGCTATCATGGCAGTTTCTACTGCATTGTTTGCTATTGTTGCTACGCCAGTATTTGATATAGTTACATCGCCACTTACTGAGCGTTCTTGATAGCTTGTGCCATCTGCAATTAATATCTTAGTATCAGTAACATCTGGCATGATGAGTTGACCGCCTAAAGTTACATTGCCTGTTAATGTTGAGGTGCCAGATACATCTAAGTTGCCATTTACATCGATCAAGGTTGCATTAACTTCAACTTCGTCTGTGGCATTTATATCTAAAGTTGTTGCATTTGGTGCATTAATGTTTTGTGTAGAGTCATTAAACTGTAACTGTCTTGTGCTATTTAATAATAAACCAGTATCAGCAACATGTGTAAGGCTTACATCACTATCTGCGCCAAAATTTAATATAGCTCCATCAGAAGCTAAAGATAAATCATCACCTACAGAAGCATCACCTGTTACAGTTAAATTTGTACCAACTGTAAAGGCCGCAGGAGAAGATGATACATCTTGTTTTGTTACAGCAGCACCAGATCCTGCTCCATCACTAAAAACCCAAGCTGTTTCATTAGCCGCTAAAGATGCGTTTGCACCACTGCCTTGACTTATAAGAACTGTTTGATCTGAACTATTTTTAATTAAATAAACTTTTTCTTGGTCATTTGGCGATAATGTGACTGTGCATGTTCCACCCGGTGATCCTGAAAAAACAAATACTTTATTAACACCCTCAGATGCCGCAGAACCATCTGTTGTTGTAATTGTTTTAGAGGTGCCTGATAATGTAATAGCTTCAACACCATTAATAGCTTTATCTATAATATCTAAATTAGCATTTGTAGTTGTACCCCAAGTTCCAGCCTGTTCTCCAGAACCAATTTTCTCTATGCCATTGTTTGTTGTATATGTGCTTGCCATATTAACCCTCTATTTCTGTGTATGTTTCTGTGCCACTAGGTATAATTTCAGTATATGTCTCCGTGTCACTAGGTGTAATTTCTGTATAATTCTCTGTAGCAGCATTAGTTACAACATCTATAAACATTATATCCCCAGAACTAGTTTTTGTAAAATTCAAATCTGCTGTCGCTGACGTAATAGCTATTAATGTTAGATCTGTTGTTTGTATAAAATTACTGCTTATATCTATTTCAGAAACGTCTAATCTATTAGCTGCTGATGCTTGTGTAAAATTTGCACTAATATCTGCAGACGTAATACCTATAAATGTACCAGTAGATGTTTGTGTAAAGTTACCACTTAAATCAGCTACACCAGCCAATATGCCAACACCAACAGATGTCTTAGAAGCTATGCCACTCATTTCTGCGCTTGCTACTTGTAGTACACCACCTACATCAGCAATAGCAGTTTCAGCAATAGCGGCATGACCTAGCATTAATTATAATCCTCGTTTTCTTTTTCTAATTCTTTTCTTAGTCTTTGTATTCTATTTTCTAAAGTACTAATGGTAGTGTAGATATGTCCAGTACCACTTGTTCTTATCTCACCTTTTAAACACTCAACCTCATCTATAAGTGCAATTATGTGTGTGAGTTTTGAATTGTGCATCGTAACATTTTGTTTTACATCTTCATTTTCTGTTACAAGTATTGGTTGTCCAGTTCTCATTAATCTGCATCCTCTATAGTTAAAGTTCCTGCGTCTACTTGTGCTTTGATGTTTTGATAATCTGTATTTGCTTCATCTATTGGCACTTGTTGTTGAAACTCTCTTCCTGCAATAGTGCAATAAATATGTGTTACTTTTCCAGTTAAAGGATATTTCCAATATTTGGCATTTGTTACTTGCATATTAGCCTCTATAACTCCGCATCTAATGTTAATTTCATGTTTGTGTTATTATCTGCTTCAACTTGATAAATTGTCCCTGCTGACATATCTGCACCACTTCTTGTCACATTCGCTGCAAAACGCACAAGGTCATCCATTCTTTCACTATTTGTTGTAAATCCTGTAGTGCCACCACCACTCAATCCTGCTACACCAACATCAGACGCAGCAGAAACACCTCCTGTTGGACTAGCTCTCATAGGAACTGGCACAGTATAAGTACAAGTTGTATTAGAAGTATTATATGCTCTGCCATGACCTATTTTCATAAAACTTGTTGCTGCTTGAAATTGATAATAATACCTCTGACACAAAGCTAGTTCTTCACCCGCTGATCGATGCTCGAAGTTTGTAGCTTGAGAACTAACTTCCCATTGGACTCCAGCAAGATAAAACTCGTTACTTGTACTAGCAAATATGGAATCAACTCCTACAAATCTATTTGAGTTGTTATTAGCTGCCCAATCTGTAGCTAAAGTACCCCCTGTATAAGTAGAGCCACTATGCAAACAAAAAGATACAGTCATAGATTGTGCATTATCTTGGTCTAATGAACCAGTTGTATCTCCCGGTATTGTAAAGTAATATCTCACCCAATCTGTAGTTAATGTAAATAGTTTACATATGTGTCTTGAATTGTCATTGTCAAAAACTTCAACTACGATATCTGTAGCACTTCCCACAACCTTTGCGTAGAAAGAAAGTGTTGTGGTTTCTGCTCCTGAAGTACCCTTTTTTAAATGTTGTAAATCTTGTCCTTCAAATCTTTGTTGAACTAACAAAAATTCTCCTGCCGCTATGGATGTATCTGTAGTTGTGCAATTTATAACCAATCCATAATTAAAACCATCAGGGTCACCTGCTGTTCTATTCATGGTAAATCTTCCTGCAGATGTAGCACCAATATCTGTTTTCCATCTATCAGCAGTAAAGTAACCACTAGATGCTCCTAATCCAGTTTGTGAGGTGCTTCTTTGCCAACACTGAAAATTACCATTATAAAAAAGATTGCGTCTGCCAGATAACTGACCACTATTGGCTACATCACCTATCTTTGCTAATTCTGCTGCTTTAGTCATTATACATTTCCATAGTTTTGATTTGCATCAGGTGCTTCTGATTTAAGTTTTTCTACAACTAAATTACCATCATCATCTGTTAAACTAGATGCTTTGATTTCATCATCTTGTCTTTCACCAATTACCAACCAACTTATTGTATCTGTGCAAGAGCTATCTTGTGCAGTTATTGTTAATACATTCCCACTTACAGAACCTTTTATTGCAGTCCAACCCGTTTCATTTGTGGTAAAACATTGTACGTCTCTATTAAGAGCAACAAATGTACCATCAGTCATACCAGATTTAGTATCAAGGTTTACTGTTGCAGACCCATTAGATAATTCAATCTTACCTCTATATAAATTATCGCATTGTGGACCTTCAACAAATGAATGAAATAAATGATGTGTGTCTTTTTTAGATTCTAAAGGATGGCTTATTTTAAAAGAACCTGATGACTTAGATAAAGCACCAACAATAGTAGCAGTAAAACCACTTAATCCAGATATAGAAAAACTTGCTGAATTATTTGCTATATATCCACCACTATTATTACCACCAAATCTTACATCATAGTCATTTGAACCTTGTGTCATATCAATAAAGCCACCACTTGATGTGCCTATCAATTCCATTGTACCAAGTCCTGCACCCTTGAATGTTGCAGTAAGATTGTTTGCAGTTTGATCTACAGTAAAATTTACAGCAGAAGCCGTTACAGTTAAGTTATCTGTTGTAGTAGTGCCTGTTACGTCTATTCCACCAGAAGTCGTTTCAAATCGTTTAGTATTATCGTGATAAAGTTCTACTGAACCATTATGATTGAATAAAGCAGAAGTTTCATCAGTATTAAAATCAATTTCAACAGCAGAAGCATTTGAACGCAAAACTAAATTTCCAGTACCATTATCAGATATTATAGAATTAGAGCCATCATGTATGATTTGCATATCGCTGTCTGTTCCTAATAAAATTGCAGCGCTGTCATTAAATTTTAAATCATCTGTTCCCGTTGGCACAAAACATACTGTAGTATCTGCGTCATTTTTAATTATTACATCTGAAGTAGATCCTTGTCCTGTAAGTATAAGTCCTTCAGTGGCAGTATAACCAATCGCTGCATTGTCTCCTGCAGCAGTATCGCCATCTGGCTCAAAAGTAGTAGCAGTTGCAACGCCTGTTACATCAAGTGTGCCACCCATAGTAACATTGCCATCAAACGTACCACCATCTGCTTTACTTACAGTATCTGCTACACTAAACACATCATAAACAACAACTTCTATTAAATCATTTACCGATGCACTTTGAGCTAAAACAATAGCTGTACCACTTGTAGATGTATAATCTGCTTCACCTAACTTTACACCATTTTGGAACACATCAACAAAAGTGCTGTCTTTATAACTTAAAGTTACACCCTCAGTTCCTGCACCACTAAAACTGGTCTGACTAGCCGTGGCAGTGTATGTATGTTTTTTTCTGACCCCATTAAAAGGGCTGACACCAATATAGGGCATTAGCTTATCCTATCTTATTTTCATCGTCTTTTTGTTTTCTTGTTTTATAATCTGATCTTGCAGTTACAAGTGCAACAAAGTCATCTTTATTAGATGGTATTCCATCTGTGAAACTATCGTCTGCCATCAACTTAGCTGTCCATTCTGTCCTAAATCTTTTCCAACAGTTATTAAGTTTACCTGTTATTGCATCATCTAACCAAGCATCTATCCCTGCATTATCTGATATATCATTGTACAAATCATTAGATAGAATTTTCTGTTGAACATCTGTTATTGTTATTGTTTTTGTATGATTTGCCATATTTTTTCCCTATCCTATTAACATTCCAAAAAATTTATGTTGTGATGCTAGAATATCTACTACTTTTGCACCATTACCATTTACATATAATGTAACATGAGCAGTGTCATTAGCATCCATATCACATATTGCACTAAAAACTATATTACCATTTACCCCTACATTTGCATGATTATATGGATTAAAATTATTATTATAAGTTCTATTAGATGTAGCTAACGCATGAACTCCAGAAGTTGAAGCACTTGTGATACCAGAATAACAAATTGTATATCCTAAATAATATTTACCTGTCACAGGAGCAGTAAATTTACCTCTGTTAGTTCCGTCATCGTGATTAAAATCAGCATTGACATCAAAAGCCTCTGTATAAGCAACATTTGTAAGGGATGCTGTAGTAGCATCTCCTGTTATATTATTTATGTCGGCTGAAGGTGCGGCTGAAAAAGAAGATTGAAGTGGTGTTGTGACAAGACCTGCGGCATCTATTCTAAATCTTTCACTATCTGCATCTAAGTCATTTATTCTTAAACCATAATTATTTTGTTCTATTTTAAAACTACGAGTATTACCTTGTATTCTAATTGCAACATCACCACTTCCATTAACTATAGAAAGTTTTTCTGTAGGTGAGTCTGTTCCAAGACCTAATCTTCGTTCAGACACATCAATTCTCATAATTTCAGTTCCTGCTGAACCTCCATCATTTCCTTGAAAAATTATATCTTTGTCAGAAACAGCGCTTCTAATTTGAAAATTTTCAGACGCATGATAAAATCTAGCTATTTCAGTGCCACCATCTTTAAATATTAAGTCTCCACCATCTGCATCTAGGATAATGTCTCCTGCAACATCTACAGTTAAGTCACCACTAGTTGTGCCTATACCTTCGCCTGTAATTTTTGTTAATGCCATCTAATTCTCCTATGCGTAAGGACTATCGCCTAACAAATCTTTATCCCAAGCTGCTTTTAACTTAGCAATAGTATCTGCACTTGATATAGCACTTGCTGCTGGTGCGTCTCTTAACTTTTTCTTAGTTGCTGCACTTGCAGATTGAGCAGAGCTATCACTTTCTTCTAATGCTTTCATATACACAACATCTTCTGCTGCTAATAACGGAGTTCTAACTTCTCTAATTTTATCCTTAAAGATAACTTTAGCTGCTGTTACATCTTCAGTTATTGTTGATCCAGATAATGTCCAAGCATTTCTAAAATGTCTATCTGATGGCACAGTTGCATCTGATGCTGCAATAGATTTACCATCTTTATCTACTATGTTTGTTGTTGCCATTTAAGCCACCTTTTCTTTCTGTATGGTTAGTTCTTCGTTAATCTTCCAAGCATTTCGCCATACTCTAGTGCTAGGAAGCTGTTGTTTAGTACAAATAACCATTCTAGGTTTATTTGCTTTATCATAATCTCTCCACACATGTTGTGGAATATCTTTCATAATTAAATATTCTATAGCTCGTTCTTCTGTCATTGCCTCAATAGGCTTTGTGTTGTGAAGCAAATACCCTCTTGTATGTTTAACAAAATCTGGTTTTGCCTCATCCTTCTTCAACTCCCAGTATGCCTCAACTGGAGGTAAAATACCACCCTGCAATGCACAAGCCATCCAATTTGGATCAGGATGTGTAACTTTTGCAGGTTCATCGGGTGTTTCTGGATCTTCCCATACAATACAATATTCTGTTCTTACTGGCGCTAGCTTTTCTTTTGCCCAACACAATCTATCCCAAAGATGTGTACCTTGAAATTCTGGTGTAGTTATTGTCATGCTAGTTCTCCTATTACTGCACCTGATGGTTGTGTGTCAACAGCACTACCAGAATTAGATGTAATACCTTTTTGTCTTACTCTAGTAGTGACTACACCTGTTGTTAACAACACATCATTTGCTGTTGTGTTAAGAGTGGCACAAGGATAAGCATAATCATCATTTGCCATAGCATTAGTAAAGTTAAAATCATAAGTTGATGCTGAAACATCTGTTAAACTTCCAATATTAAAACTATCTTTTAAAGTAACATCATTAGAACTCCACCATGCTTTGGAACTACCATATGCCAAGTAATCTGTATCCACAGACTTAGCTGTTCCACTTATCTGCCCACTTGTTGATAATGTATCAAATGCTATTGTTCCGTTTGCCATTATGCTAAGTCTCCTGCTATTAAAGTGCAGACTGGTTCTGAATCTTGTTTATTTTGGTCTACACCTTGCATATTAATGGTCAATCTTATAGTTTGTGCTGGGTCATCATGGTCATAAGTTTGAAAAGAAGTGTATGAACCTGCATCGTGAACTCCAAGTCCACCACCAGAAAAATTAATATTAGCCATATTATTAGTAAAAACTATTGCATAATCTCCAGTTCCGTTATCAGTAACAGAACCAACATTAAAGCTATCATTTACACTTGCTTGGTTGTAGTTACACCATGCTTTAAGTAACCCTTGCTGAATACTTGTCTGTGCTGAACCCTCACCTCTAATAGTTAAAGAGTTTGCGCTTGCACTAACTACAGGTGTTGAGCCAATGGTTATGGTTGTTGCAGTGGACTTTCCAGTTAATGTATCAACAATAATTGTACTCATGCTAGGTCTCCTAATGCAGAAGATGCTATGTTTTGATTCCCATCAGCAAGAGCATAACTATATTTTTTATTTGATGTTCCATAACCACTAGTGGCTTGATCCACAGCATCGTTAATATTATGTACAAATATACTGCCACCATCTTGTTTATCGTCTGATGATGAAAGAACTGCATAATTAGTATTGCCCATATTGTTAGTAAATTGTGGTGCATACAAACCAACTCCTGAGTCTGTAACGGAAGCTGTGTTAAAAGAATCTGCAACTGTTACAGAGGCAGTAGATGTTCTAACCCATTGTTTTACTTGACCTTGAGCAAGATTAGAAGTTACTGCTCCGCCATCAGATGTAACAACTGCATTATTACCAATAGTATGAACACCTGTAACTGCAAGTGTGCCACCAACTGTAGCATTTGCACCACTTAAAGTTATAGCAGTATCAGTACCACTTGTACCCTGTATTTTGTTAACTCGTATTTCACTCATACAATTACCAACCTTCCACCATCTTCAACAGTAATAGTCTTATTACTTGCCACAGTTATTGGACCTGTAACATTGGCATTTTCTGATGCAGTTATTGTAATATCGTCTGATAAAGTCTGTACGTTAGTTCTAAATATACCACTAGCTTTGTAAGTGCCACTACTTTCAACTGGAGGTGCAACTGTGCCTATTGTTCTGTGAAGATAATAAACAAAAATATTATTACCAGAGTTATTAGATGGTGCCGCAGTAAATGTTAAAGTTGTACCACTAGATACAGCATAACCTACTGATGGTTCTTGTATTACGCCATCTACAGACACAAGTATATCTTCATCACTTCCTACACCAGCTTCTAATGTAAAGGCAGTCGTTGATCCATCACCAGAATAAACAGAAGCTGCTCTGGGTACTACAAATCTATCAACTGCTGGATTACCAATATAAGGCATTATACATCGATCTCCATTATGCTTAATGTACCACTTAGTTTATCAGCTACGCTACAATCCACAGTAATTTGATCTGTTGTTTCTAAAACATATTTATTACCAGACATAAGTTCTAACGCACCACCAACAGGTATTGGAGCGTTTTGTACAATTATACTTGTTCCATTTGCTGTATTGTTTGCTACGGCTCTATTGGCAGTATCACTAACTAATCTTACTGTAGTTGTAACTTGAGCAGTATGTATGTTTGCTAAAGTTAATCCAAGAATAATAGTTGTTTTACTAGCTGCAACTGTATAAACCACATACGGAGTTCCCGAAGAATTTGGCTCGGCTGCAAATGTAACTACTTTAAATGTGTTCGCCATATTATTATCCTAACGCTATTGCTAAAGCTGTTGCCTCGTCTTGTATTACTGAACTTAATGTTGCACCACCTACCGTGATCGCATCTGCTTCCAATGTACCATCAAAGTCACCATCCACAGCATCTATGTTACCTTTAAATACTGTTGCTGTAACTGTACCACTGCTTGGGTTATAAGTTAGATGACCATCCATCTCCAAACCAACATTGCCAGTGCTAGATGTTGCACCTTCTACAAAAGTAATGAGATTTTCCTCATTAGTACTTTCGTTATCTGTTACTAAAACATGAGCAGAGTTTGTTGCATCAGTTACTGTTACACCTGCAATTACTGTGTTAAGAGCAGTTCCTCCAACTGTTATCGCATCCGCTTCTAATGTGCCATCTATATCTGCATCTCCAGAAATATCTAATGATCCTGCATCAAGCTCACCTGTCAATGTGATGTTTCTAAAAGATGATACGTCTTTATTTGCATCTACTGTAACAACCTTACTTGCTACGACTGTGCCTACAGATTGACCTGTGTCACTATAATTTAGTTCTGCTGTTGTAGCAGTTACGCCATCAAGTATGTTTATTTCTGTAGCAGTAGACGTTACAGCAACATCTTCATTTATCTTTGGTGATGTTAATGTTTTGTTTGTGAGTGTAGCAGTTGAAGCTGTTGATACTAATCTAGCATCACCACCAGTGCTAGGTAATGTCAGAACATTGTTTGCACTTTCAGAATGTGGTGCAGCTATAATCGTTTGTCCGTGACTATTAGCCTCACAATTTAATACTATTTTACCTTGATTATTATTACCTTTAATAACTACTTTACCAGTTCCATTTGGTGCAAGATTAATATTACCATTACTTGCTGTAGCTATGTTAGCAGACCCAAGAGTTGCACCATTAATTGTAGGTGTTGTTAAAGTCTTATTTGTTAAAGTATCTGTAGTAGCTCTAGCAACTATAGTGTCTGTGGTTGCAGGTAATGTTAATGTTGTATTACCAGAAAAATCAGAATGTGCTGGTGCTTGTAATGCAGCATAGTGTGCATTAGAACTTTCACAATATAATCTTAATTCAGACTGTGAACCAGTATTTTTAAGATCTATAACACCACCTTCAACTGTAAGATCATCTCCAACAGATAAATCTGCACCAACTGATGTATTACCGCTACCGTCTAGAAATACTGACTTTGATGCAGGTATTGTGCAAAATATAGTTTTAGTTCCTGCACTGAAATTTACTGCATTATCACTATTTGAACTACTTATAACTGTTGTTCTTGTTATAGTGGTTGAGTCACCGTTAAGTGTACCTAAACCAACTTCAAACTCTGCTGATCCGGGTAATGTTACTGCGTAATATGTTGTATTAGAATTACCAACACCAGTTCCAAAAGTTTCAAAACCAGTAACTGCACCAGCCAATGTTAACGCACCAGTTCCAGTTGTGGTTGTGGTTTCTTTTACTCTGTCGTTTAACACTAACGCCATTATTTTAACTCTATGGTTAAGTTATCTGCATTAATTCTAAATATATCACCACTAGCTATTGTTTTACTAGCGTCTAAAGCACCTACAAAAAGTATATTCCCACTACTTGATGCATCTGCAATAAACACATGTGTTATTGTGTTACTTGTTCCACCAGACGCTGGAAACTCTATGTTGGCTGCGTTCTTCGCAGTTTGTGTATCTGTTGAGTCTGCACCTATTGTAGTCCAGTTTGCTGCTGTAACTTGTTGTCTTGCGTAGTTTGTAAAGTTTGCCTCTGTAACTGATCCAGTCTCTGCTGCACTTACTGCTGTCGCAAGACCTACATAAATACTATCTCCCGGACTAGAAAAACTAAGAGAGTTATTTTTAAATAAAAAATGTAATATTCTTCTCTCAAGATAATTGGTAGCTGCATTTGCTGTTGCCATATTTTACTCCTATGTTCTCTTCGCTCTTGGTAGACCCTCAGAGTAAGCGTCAGTATTCTCTCTTGCCTCTCCGTAATCTTTAAGTCTTGTTAATTGATCCATAAATCTTTTCTCATATTGTTGTATCAAATCAGCCTCACCCTTCATAAAAATATAAGCATCTACCAATGATCCAAACAATAATGCAAATGGTGCATTGGTACTTAACCATGTTGTGGCACTATCAGCACCAGCTGTTAAGCTAGTTGGTCTATAATAGTAATGTAATTCTATTGCATAATTAGAGTTTGGGGTAGGGGCAATAATAAAGTTATTTGCATCAAACTGTGCATAGAATCTGGGTGTTGCTGTGGATGAGGATGCATCATAGGCTTCTTGTAAAAAGTTGACATCTTTTTGTAAAAGAAATGCCTCACTACCAGATGTTGTTATTTGTAATGAAAATGATGCTAAATAATCTGATGGTATAGTTAGAAATTTATCGCTTGTTGTAAGAGCTGTGGTTACATTTTTTCTAAATATTTCTAAATCTACATTCTTAAATATTCTTTCTTCTGCTGCTTTTATAAAATCAGGTAAATGACTCACAAAAGACGTTTCTGAATTATCTGTGTAATCCTGTATTGCAGTTTTTAATTGCGCTAATGTAAAGCTCATTTAAGCCTCCAAAGTAACTGGACCGACAGTAACAAATACACCACCACCAGTTATAGATCCTGTTGTAGACGAGGCAGAAACAGTTATTGTGTAAGCATCATCTGTTGTTTTAGTTATAACATATCCTTCAGCTAATTCAAAGTTAGCTGATGTAATTCCATCAAATCCTACACAGTTTCTAAACCTAACTCTATCTGATGTAGATCTACCATGACTCTTCTCTGTAACAGTTATTACAGTGCTTCCACTGTCTGCTACCGCAGTTGTGAATGGATCAATAAGCAATAATCTTTCTGTAGCAGGCTCTAATCTGTCTGGTCTTGCATCTAACAAACTCTGCGTATCATCGATTTTAAGCCTGCCTAAGAAGTTTTGTGGGTGATCTCTATCCATAACATCATAACCTACCCTCAAGCCCGTTCTAACGCCATTCTCGACCTCAAATACAAGGTCTTTTATCTTATATCTAAATCCAGTTCTGTCACAGATGCCATAAGCATATTTACCACTACTATATGCCATTATTTTTCATCCTTGCTTTTATAAAAATAATCATCACTGTCACCGTATCTTGCTAGATAATCTTCGCTTTCAACCTCATATTCTACTGTACTAACTTTAAAGTCAGGCATCAAGGGCTTGTCTGGCGTTAAACTATTATCATATATCCTCATTCTATTATTTGGATATAAACCAAATTGACCGTTCTCAAGCTCTATTAAGTTATGAGACTTATGTTCAGCAGGTGTTTCTGCTGTACTATAGTCAACAGAATTAATATCTGAATGATAATTATCTATTGTAGCTATGTACTTACCTTTAAATGTGCCTGCATTTCTGGTCATTACTTCAAATGTCATAGATCCAATAAATTGTTTTTCTATTGCAACTACCCCATAATCCATACAATTCCAAAACTGTAAATTAGGTAAACTTAAATCTTGTTCTGGGGTTTTGTTTTCCCATGTAAAAGCACTGATTGGCAGCTTGTCAAACATGGCCCCGTATTCCGGCAAGTAAGTCTCAAAATAAAATGCTCTTCCCGGCATAGATTTACAAGATATCCATACACCCTTAACAAACTCTCCGTGACCATCTTCATGATCTCTTAAGAATTCTTTTCTTACCCATACATGAATTGCAGGGAGATTGCAGATCAGTTGCGACAATTAGTAACCTCTATTAAAGTTAATTCCTCTAGTGGCCGCTCCACCACCACGCATCTTAACAACTCCACCAACAGCTTTTTGCTTGACTGTCTCAAATTTCATGCCTTTTGTTTTTGGTTCCTTGATCCCAACTTTTTTTCTAACTTTTTTTGCAAACTCTTCAGTATCACTTTTTATTTTATTTCTTTCGTGATTTTCTTGAAAATCATCAACTTTCATTGGTAATGCATCAAGTTCTTTCTTCATCTTTTTTTTTCTATCTTTATTCCCCATATGTCTAGCTAGTATTCTTAGCGGACTTGGACCCGCTCCTAACAAATCCATAGGTTTATTTTTCTTTTTTATTTTAGCTTTTTCTTTTTCATAATCAGCCATTATTTACCACCTTTTTTAATGGTTTTTTTTGTAACTTTTCCACCTTTTTTCATGTAACCCATCTTATTTCTAACAGGTGTGGGTAATTTTCCTAAACCTTTATTACCTTCTGGAACTGATTTTAATTTACCGCCACCAGCTTTTTTCTTAACATTTTTCATATTTTTTCTATTAGTTGCTGACACACCTGCGCTAAATTTTTTATCTAATGACTCTGTTTTATCTGCTCTAAATGGATCTTTCTTTGGTCTTGGTTTAGGCATTGCAACCTTACCACCATTTTTATAACCTTTTACAGCAGGTTTTGTTTTTCTTACATACATACTGCCTCCCAATTTTTTTGTAGTAGTTTTTTTAGGAGAGCCTATGTCCATTCCACCACCACCTTTAGACTGCTTTTTTTTATTTGTATTTTTAAATTTTTCTTGAATAACTATTGGCATAATTACGCTCCGTAAAATGTGTCATAAGGTACAAATCTAGCAGACGCACTCTCTGTGTCTTCCCCTGCTGCTAGTTCAAACTGAAATTCATATTCCTGTTTGAGGGGAACAACTCTGTTTGCAACTTCTGGTCTTTTCATAGCTATGTAATAAGCTAATCCAGAAACAAGGCAAGGAACAAATCTTGGTGGAACAAATGATGTAGTTGTACCATCTATACCAGATGATATCCCATCTATTCCTGCAATTCTAAAATAAGACAATGTATATGTATCTGCACTGTCAGGCACAGGCCATAATGTAACTGTTGTTGAACCAGCTAGTCTTTGTATAAAGATTTGTGTGGGTTTGCCAGTAGAGTTTTTTGCTGATTGCTGTGCATATGTTGAAACACTAACTCTTGTTAAGTTTGTGTCTGTTTGACTTGTGCCAGTGCCAGTTCTAATTTGATGCTCAACTAGATCTACCGTGTCTGTTGGCAGCGTATACGTTGCTGTGCCGGATGTAAGGGCTTGTGTACCAGCCTCTATAGTCCAAAGATTTAAACCTCTGTTCTGCCATTCCATAGTTAGTAAGTTAAAACTACGTCTTGCGTTTCTTAGATCATTACCAGTCCTAAGTTCTAATCCTGCTCTTTGATAAGCCTCTTCAAACAAATCTGGTATATCTGGGACTACTACTGCCATTTATGTGACCTTTCTATAAGCTCTCGTCTTTCTTGCAACCTTCTTGGGTTGTTTAGCCACTTGTTTACCTGCTCTAGTTGCTTTGCGTTTAGCAGCCGTAGAGGAGGCGTATTCAGAGGGCGATAGAGCTTTAATTGCTTTCGCAGGTAAGTAACGCTCACCGGTTGCCTTTGGCCCTTGTGTACTAGGTTTACCACTTTTAGTTCGCCATTTCTGTTTACCCCAAGCCTTCAAACTCCTCTGTGATTTTTTTAATCCACCCATTTATTTGGCATCCGTTTTTCTATTAGCTAGTTGATTACCAACTATAAAGCTACCGATTATGCCCATGTTACTTAATACCCATGTATTTGCAATACTTGATAGATGATCTACACGATCAAGAGGTATTATAGGAAACATTAAAACAACTATAAAAACAGTAACAGACAATGCTGAAAACCAAACCATATATCTTTGTTGGTCTTCTTTCTTATCTCTATTCTCTAACAAAATCATTCGTTCTTTCATTAAGAACTCTGCGTCTGTTATTGTGCCATTCTTATCAATATCTAATTGCTCTGCAATCTTAGAACCTTTTTCAAACTTCTTTTGCGTCATTGTTTTAAGACCTCATTCAAGCCAAATCCTTCTAACAATACTAGCGTAAAAAAGAGTAAAAGTATACCACCGGCTATTAACTTACCGCTAAAATTAGTGGAGCCTATCTTTATAGCAACAAACTCATTACCAAGTATTCTTAAAGATAACTCAAAACTATTTTGACCTATATCTAAATTAACAATCTTTTTTTTATCATCTGTCATTTGTTTTTAACCGCATTGTTTAAAGAATTAATTACATCATCTATATTAGGCTCTTTACCCCAAGGGTTGTAAACACATTTATACTGTCTTGGACACCAACTTTCAATCATTAGCTCATATGTCTTATTATTACCTATATAAATGCAAGCCATCATACCTGTTCTAGATTTTATTCTTTTCTTTAATCTACAAGTTGTATATTTTTTTTTTTGGTTTTACCCTGCCATACTTTTTGCTGTTTTGTGTATTCCTTTGGCTTATAAATATAACCATCTGCTTTTGCTCTTTTAGTCCATACGGATGCTAGTAATATTGCAAAACCACCTACTATACCTGCAACAAGTAGCCAAACAATAGCTTCACCTATCTGCCTTCTCATTTGTTGCTGTTTGTATATAGTTTGTTGTCTTTGTTTTCTTATCTGCCCTTCCATCTGCAACAATTCATCATAAGCCTGTGGCCCATGAGTCATATTCAAAAACATCTTGAGTTCGTACCTTTGTTCCTCAAGTTTCTTCTTGGCTGCATAAGCAGCGAGAGCTGCCTCTTCAATAGACCCAGCTTTAAACAATTTGCCAAACAGGGGAGGATTTTTAGCTTGTTTTTCTGCATTATCAATATCTGATACAGCTCCCATCCAACGACCTATGTCCCCACTCATCTGCTCTATATCTCTTGCTGCTGCGAATCCGGATTTTATAGCGTTAAATGCGCTATTTGCAACTCCCATTGCAACAGATATAGTAACTGGGTCCATAATGTATCATTCCTTATTTGTAGCCGCCACCTGCTTTCTTATAGGCTTTAGCCATCATTTGCGCTTTACGAGCAGACCATTGACCGGGTCTACCACCCTTGCCGCCTGCCTTAATTCTGTTAAATATTTTTTTTCTCATTCCGGGCTTTGTATAGTTACCTGCTTCATTAACTTTACTTTTAGTCTTTCCGCCCTCTTTCATCTTGATAGTGCTTAATGTCCTTGCCTGACCTGCATGTAACTTAGATGCTTTTTTTAAACCAGTAATAACTTTTTTTAGCTTGGCCTTTACTGGTCCACCTGCTTTCATACCCGAACCATCATCTATATTTTTAGCAGTTCTTAATATATTTAAATCACCAGCATCAGTACCTGATGACAGAAAACCGCCACTTTTTAGTCTTGTAACTTTCATTAAGCTCTCCTGTTAACTTTTTTTGCTTTACTTGTTCTGGCAAAAGATCTGTTAACTGACTTAGGCTTTACTGTAAGATTTTTTCTTTTATTATCTTTAGGATTGCCATTCTTGTGAGCAACATCTTTACCATCACCCTTTTTAACCTTACCGGCAGTTTTCATAGTTGACCTAGCTGTGTTCCTACTAGCTCTTCTTTTCTTCTGGTCAGGTTTTTTGTGGTAGTTATCATACTCACCACGATAATTACGACTTGGCATTTTCTTCTACCCATTCATAACCGTATTTACTTTGCCACTGCACATCTTCTGATATAACAGCTTGACAAGTTATACATTTAACTGTTTTTTCTTTTGTCTCTTTTATTGCTGTTTTGCAAACAGGGCATGCTTTATCAACCATTATACAGCTCTTGTTTTGCCTCTCATAGCACATCCATCTATTGATCTTTTTCTTTTTACTGGGCCTCCAGCCATCATCTGTGTCATAGGTGTCATTCTATTGCTTTGAGGAACAGCTGAAGAATCCATTTTATTAGCACCAGCCATAGCCATTCTACGTTTTTTTGCTTTATCTTGTTGTCTCTGAGCAAAGTTTCCAATAAGACTACTGCTGCCTAAAGAAGAAGCAATTTCAGATATGGGGCCTTTACCCTTCATAATGCTATAAACAGGAGAAATAGTTTCTAGCATTTTGCCAATGCCTTTCTTTATTACAGGTTTCTTTTTTACATTTTTCATAGCTTTTTTGTTGGCTTTACTAACACTTTTACTAAATTCTTTATCTAAAGATTCAGTTTTATCCGCTCTAAACGGATCTTTTTTAGAATTTTTCTTAGCAACAATTTTAATTGGCATTTTATTTCATCCTCTTCATAGAACCACCATAGCTTTTCTTAACTGCTACGTTTCTTTTTTTGTCACCTGTTTTAACATTACCAGCACCTGCTGATGGGGCAACTCTTTTAGGAACAACAGGACCTTTCTTTCTTGTCTTACCTTGTTGAAAGTTCATGTAATCACGAAGGCTCAATCCTGATTTTTTTAACTGCTCTTTTGTAACTACAGGGCCTTTTTTAGGTTTGGCTTTTCTTACAATTCTAGGATCAACAGTTGCACCTGCTTTTTTACCCATGAATTTTGTAGACTGTTTTTGAGATTTAATTAATTTATCTTTTTTGGCTTTTTTGGCATCAGCTTGTTTTCTAATAGGGCTTTTCTTACTGTCAGGAACTTTTTTCTTAGAACCAGTGAAGAAACTTTTAATTCCAGAAACTAAGTCGTCACCTATCTTTTTCTTTGCTTTTGGTCTTGGTTTTGGTAATGCCATTTTATTCCCCTTCAGTTGTTTATTCATTGTTGCTCTAGATATCATTATTTAAGTAACGCTAACAATTCTGTTACCGCCCCTGTATTAGTTACGGCTATTACTGCTAAAGCACCAATCAACATCCATTTAGCTTGAAAGACTGCCCTTTTAATATCTGTCATGTCTGCTCTTAATTCATCAACATGCTTTACAAGATAGTCTTGTTTGGATTTCCATTCAGCAAATTCTATTTGCAAAGACTGAACATTTTTTTCCATTAACATTTCCACCTTCTTCTAGCTTGTCTTAAACGACTATTTGGATTTTTTGCTGCTTTAGGGAATTTTTTCATTTGACCTGCAGATCTGGCACAATAAGACTTACGCCTCTTTGCAGCAGTACTGCCGGGTTTTACTTTTCCTGTTACAGCTGTTTTAAGTTTAGATCCGGGATTATCTCTACGGTATTTTGCAACACCTTTTTTGGTCATACCAGCACCAGATTTGGTGGGCCGTTTATGCCCACCTCCGATGGAGTGACCTTTCATGGTCCCTTTTTTTGCAGCCATTATGACAAGAACACAGTTAATTTATTGCCAGAACCTGTAAATGCATGAACGAAAGCACCGTTCTCTGCTAGTATACCTTGATCTGGTATGTTCAATGTATGTAATCCTGTAGGAAAACTTTGAACCAATAAATCTGCTCCACCTGATCCATCTTTAATTGTAAATGCACCAGCAGAGTTACCAAATATAACAACCTGTCTTATTCTAGATCTTGTTGGACCTAGAACAGCAGCACTGTCACCTTGGTCTATGTTAAATGACTTTGTGTCTGATCGACCTGCCATTTATGCCTCCTGTTATTAAGCCTCGTAGCCTATTAATTCAATTACTAGCTTACCAGCAGTGTAATCTGCATCTGTTGTCGCACCTAATGTTAAGTACAAAAACTCATCTGCAGCAGGAACACCAGTAAAATAAACCTTACTACCTAATGTTGCGTCTCCTGCATTAACTAATAATGTTTCTGATAAACTACTAATAGCACCATCTTCTACACCAGTACCTTCTGTAGCAGAGTGTACGTTTATGTCAGGATCACCACCTGCAGGCGCCTCAAAACATTCCATGCTTCCAGCAATGATTGTTCCGTTTTGTGCTGCTGTGATCTGTCCTATGTGACAAACATTAGATGTACCATTAACACCTATAATATCGCCAGATGCTGTTGATCTTAATCCTGTTAAGTCTATTAATATTCTTGTTGTGATAATTCCACCCTGTCTCATAACAGAACTTCTATATATAGTTCCAGTGCCACCAGTGATACCAGTTCCTGCTTCTGTAGAGAGAGTATTAGCATCTAAAGAAGCGAATCCGCTAGAGTTAATACTTGATTGTGTGGTGATTGCGCCAGTTGTAGCGTTCTTGCTGATAGTGGTAAAGCCACCCTCAGAACGGACTGGACCGTTGAAAGTTGTATTAGCCATGTCAATCTCCTTGTCTTGGCAAATGTCAGCTACATTATGTAACTGTCAAGGGTTGTTAAGAGGGAGCCGGAAAGGAACGGCTCCCTTTGGGGTTTAGGCTCCCGGTGAACCAAACATACCGAGAGGATCTGACACACCAAATGAATATCTCTCACGGGCTTTGTATCTTACGTTACCTGTGTTGAAATCTCCATCCATTGATGTTGACATTGGTGTTCTTACAAACATTTTCATTCCGTTAGGAACGTCAGTTGTTAAGAAAAATGCATCAGTATCTGTTAAATAGTGGTTAACAGAATAACCCTCTGGGATAGACCCATTAGATCTTAATGCATTTGTGTCATTGTCAGCTGTTCCAGTTCTAAGCTCTGATTGCAATATTCTAGTAGCTACAAACATTAAAGCTGGTGGAACGATTAACTTTCTTGGTCTTGCTGCAATTAACAAACCTCTTTCGTCTACGAAAGCTGCAATGTCAATTACCATCTGTTCAAGAGATGTTTCGTTCAAATCAGCGTTTGTTGTAAGTCTATTCTTATTGCTACCACCAGCCACTGTTGGGTGAGCTGTGTTAAACAATGTTACACCATCGCCACTTTGAAATGTATCAAAGCCATTATTTAATAATGAATCATAAAGATTATCTTCCATTGCCTCTTCTGTTATTGAAAAGCCCATAGCCACAGTTTCGTGGTTATACCTTGAAGTAAAGGACTCTTGTGCTGTGTCATATGATATTGACGCACCTTCCTGCTTAACAGGAGCTGCACCAAAACCTGACAACTTCACTTCTTCTTCAAAGCTACGCTCTGAATTTTCTACTTCATATATTTGAGTATGTTCATCTTCATACTTTTCGTATTCCAAGCCAAACAATGCGTTTAAACCCGGTAACAACTCTTTAAGGAGTTGCGCTCTTGATATAGCCATAATTCAATCTCCCTATTAAGCTGCTGATGGTGCGTTACCAGAAACGACACCGATACCAAGTTGATGACCTGTATTAAACTTACAAAGCATTATTGGAAATGAAGTACCTTTTTCATCACCATCAAAGCCACCTTTAAAATCTACGATTCTAATTGGCAATGCTGCTGTGTTAGCTGCTGTACTGATATCTAATGAAACTCTAGAAATACCTAAAGCTGCACTTGATGTACCTTGTACTAATGCACAGTTTGCTGCAATGTCATCATCATTAACAGATCCGTCTGCTTGAATTTCAAACAGAATATTTGGATCATCTGCTACATATGCCATACCTTCTGTATGAGCTGCACCAGACCACTGCTGACTGAAAGTTAATTGTTTAGTGCTGACGTCAATAAATCTGCACCCTAAGAATATTCCAATAGGAGTAGCAGAAGTTGTTCCTGTATCCTTTTGGATAGTTGTTGTTGATCCGGCATCTGTTAACTTAACAACATCACCGAAACATATCCTTGTGGATTCTGTTGACAAAATAGGATACTGACGAAACCCGTTATTATAAGTTCCACTTAAGTTGCCTACCGGTCTTAATCCAAAAGGGGCTGCTGTAGCTGACATATAACTGTCTCCCTTAAATTAAAAGTTAAATCACGAAGTGCGTGTGCTTTTCTCTGGTCTGAGAACTGGCATACGGGGGTCGGATTCCTTCATAAAACTATTATCAACAGCCTGCATTTGTGAATTTGCCTGCTCTTTTTGATAGTCTCTTCTGGCTTCCATGTTTTCTGTGGAGTTCTTGCAAAGTAACAATCCTCCAACCTCTACATTACCTTTGAATTTAGAATCAACGTCAGAAATGATCTTCAACTCAGGATGATCTTCTAACTTTACTGGTTCCCATCCTTCACGAAATTTAGATGACACATTTGTCATATCAGACTGTCCAAGAGATGCTGTGCGAATCCATCTGAATTCTACACCATCTTGAGGCTTTGGATCAGGTAAAGCTGACGGCCTTTGCCATGTAACTTTACGTTCTGACTTTTCTCTTGTATTTTCTGTGCGTGAGTCTCTGTTCATTATATTGATTCCTTCAATAGTTGCGCTGCATATTGTTCAGGGGTAACTCCCAGACGTTTAGCGAGTCCTATCTGGGTGGAGGTTAGCTGCACTTTGCGTGGCTTTTTTGCACTTCGATTAACCGGGGCAACCACGGAACCAACAGATCGTTGAGGTGCTTCTACCTCTTCTGTCTCAACAGTCTGCTTGTCTTTATTGAAATGCTCTGGAAATGCTTTTTCCATAGCTTGGTCAATTCTTTTATAATATTCTTCTGTATCTAGTTTTGGATTTAATCCTGCCTTTACTAGTTTTTGATGTACGCCCATTGCGTACCCTGTCATATCTTCATGGTCTTCTTTTTGAAACCAATCATTATTAGCTTCAAGCCATTCTTTATCTTTGCCTGTTGGCGCCTGTACCTTTGGTTGAGCAGGAGCCTGTGTTGGAGGAGCCGCATCAGGCTCTTCTGCTCTTACTGGGGGTTTATAATTTTCAACCCTAAACTTTTCATTTTGTATACTGGTTAATTTTTCTTGAGCTTCAATTAACTTATCTGGATCTCCAGCTTCATAAGCCTCTTTGTATTCTTTCTTTGCTTCATTTAATTGAGCCTCAACTCTTCCTTTAGCTTGCTCAACTAATACACCCTCACCATCATCTAGGGTTTTTCTTAACTTTTTATTCTCTTCCATGAGTCTTTGTGTGGCAGTAACCGCCTCGTCACTTAAACGCTTTGCTTCTTCTTTTTGTCTGCGTTCTTCATGATACTCATATTTGAGCTGTTTAATTCTTTTTTGCACATCACCTTTGTAATGATTTATTTCATCATCATCAGGTATATTAGGCTCTGTGTTTTCTGCCCTTTTAGGTCTGTTTCTGTCTTGTTCAGGTGTATCGTCTACAACCTCTATCTCGACATCTTCATTAACATTTAAGTTTACTTCTTGCTCTATCTTTTCTGCTGTATTTTCCATTACGCCCTCGCATATTCTCTTGGATCATCAACGACTGCTTCTACAGTATCATCATTGATTAATCTAAATTCTTCACCTCTAAGTTTAAATCTTGTCCCAGAATAAGATCTGAATATAACAAAATCACCTTCTTTACAGTAAGGTCCATCTGGAAACTTGTCTGCATCTTTGTATGCAGCTTTTCCTACAGATATAACCAATCCTATAATAGATGCGGTTTGTTCCATTCCTTTTAGTTTATCTGGAATAATAACACCCCCTGCAGTTTTTTCTTCTAGCTTTGGGATTGCTATTAATAATTTATAACCTTTTGGTTCAGGTAGTTTGCGAGTAGTTTCTTCGTCTAGTTCTACTTTTTCTGCAGAGTACATCTCTGGTCCTTTTTGCAGCGATTTAGGTTCACCGTAACCTTGCAGACTCAATCGTCTGAAATAACGTTATTTTAAATATACACAACTATTGACTAGTTGAAAACCCCTAATCTTCAATAAATCTTTTTTCAGCTTCCTGCAGCAGTTCTCTGGTGATGGACAATCCTTCGATTTTTCCGACAAGTCTTTGATATTCCTCGAAATTAGTAGGTCTGCCGGATGAAAGATAGTCAGAGACAACATCTATTTCTTCCTGCACTTTTTTAATAATGTATGTGTATATTGTTTCATTTCTACTCATTTGATAATTCTTTTGCTAGGTCTATAGCTATTTTGGTGCCTTCTGCCACAGAGTCATTTTTAATCTTTTCAGATTGAATTTGAGCGTCTGAAGAATTTTTTGCAAGGGCAACACCAAGTCTCGCACCCTCTCTCTTGTTTTCAGACTCCAATCTTTCGGTTTGATTTTTATCATTCATCATCGCTTTCTGGGCTTCAAGCTCCAACTTAGCTATATCCATCTGTTTCTTATGCATAAGCTCTTGTTCTTTTATAGCTAACTCTCTTTGTTGTATTTGAGTTAGTGGATCTTGCTGCTGCCTTTGTGCTTCTTGTTGTTGTGCTTCAGCATTATTTGCCCTTAATAATTTCTCTGCTGCTTCTGCAGTGACTCTAGATAATTCCTCTTCTGTATCTTCTGGTAATGGCTTTTCTTCATTAGGCATAGCAACACCAAGATTTTTCTCTATCTCTTTTCTATATTGAAATGCGACATGTTCTGTTATATGTGCTGATAAAGCCGCCTGTATTGCTCCTGCAAATGGTGACTGCCCAACAATTTCTTTTAACTTTGGGTCATTGGCTGCTGCTAAATGAACTCTAATATGGGCTTCATGATCTTGATACTTAAACGCTTTTACTGGCTCCTGTTTAAGTATAGCCATGTTTTCTGTAACTGGATCTGCAGGCTTAATATCTTCTGGTAACTTAATGATTGAGCTTGCGTCTTGTATACCCAGAACCTCAAGCATCTGTCTATGTAACTTACCCATGTCATAAAGTTGCGGTGCTTGCTGTGCTAATTGTAAAGCAGCTTGATACTGCATGACTCTTTGTGACATTGTTGCTGCATTAGGATCAGAAACTGGTATTACGTCTATGCGATCATCAAAATCTTTTGTTCTTGAGAAATCACCTTCCATTTCGTATGCGTATGTATCATCCATGTAATCTCTGATAACTGCAGCAAGCAACCTTAACTCGTTCTTTAATGCTGCATGCAGTCTAGCTTGTACACCAGACATGACCTTCATAGATCTTTCCATTAAGGCAAGTGTTGTTCCTACGGGTGCTTGGGCGTTAATGTCCCCAACCTGTATATCGGCTACCGACCCTATTCTTCTTCCTTCGTCAACGATGTTTCCGAGTAATTGGTACAATACCGATGACGGTTCTTTGTAAGGAATGAAAGTAATAGCATCACGGATGGCACCACCCGGGACATCAACGTCACGGAACTCACCCGGCATGAGAGGCGAATCATCACCTTTGATACGAAGACCCCTAGCTTTAAGACCAGCAGGCAAATTCGACAACGTACCGGCATCGATAAGCTGTCTGAGGATTGAGGTTGCGCTTTTGGCAAGTCCCCCGATGAGGTGTATAAGTCCTGTACCGTAAAAGCCCAACCCGGGGAGGTACCTGTAGTGGACAAAGTACTGTCTCTTTTTTTTCTTTGTGTCATCTTCGTAGTAATTCCTTCTGATTGATAAAATCTCTCTAGATGA